ACTTAGCCAAGGTGAAAATGGTGGCGGAGGATATGTATCAATTTCTTATTCTTATGCCATTGCAGAGATTAACTATTTTAGAGCAATACCAAACCCAAGAGCAGATGGAACTTATGATGTACAATTGCAATGGCAAGCAATTGACGCCGCAAGTGCATCAATAGATCAGGGTGTTGGATCAGTATCACTAACTGGAACACAAACAGTAAATACTGGGTTATTACCATCCAATGAAATTTTAACTAGAACATATACCTTAACAGTAACTGGATATGATGGATCAACCATATCTCAAAGCATAACAGTTGCAATGGTTGATGGATCTGTAACAACAAATCATACCACTTTTTATAGTTCTGGTCCAATATCTTTTTCATCATTAAGAACTAACTTCAAAGAAACTGCTTCAGGATCTATAAGTGCATCAGAACTAACAAGAAAGACATCAACATCTTTAACAAATCCAATAGTTCCAGATTCCACAGAAAATAGAATTTCTGGACCATTAGGAAATGGCATCACAACATTAGAGCAAGATTTGAGTATATCACAATTCAGAAATTCTATCAAATATTATAGCCTACTCCAGTCTGGTGGTGTTATAGATCTAGATATAGATACTCCATCAAATACAATATCCACTTTTAGTGGATGGAATAACAATTTAGATAAAAATATCTTAAAAACATTTGTAATATCTGGCGATTGTCAGTCATCAGACACATACTATTATCAATCTCCACAAACACCAGCAGCAAAATTTAGTTCTACAACAGCATATAATTTAACAATAGCAGTAACTGGGTCTATGAAAGGATCTGATGGTATGAATAATCTTGCTACTTCAAGTGGAGCAACATCAAGAACTGGTTCTAAGTTAATAACTCCAAATTCAAATGGTGGAAATTGTATGGAAATTGATGTGACAAATGGATCTATTACTGTTGATGTTGGATCCTCTGCCTCTATTGTTAAAGGAAATAAATTCTCAGCATCATATTCAGATGGAGCAGCAATTACTGGCACTAATTACACTGTACAAGGATCTATAAATGGGACAACAATACAAGGTTTATATTTGGCATCTTGACAGACTCATAAAAACCCTATAGACTACCTTTGTCCCGGTTGAAGATGAGATTCTGAGCTCTTACCGGACCAGTTTAGAAACCGTCACAGAGCCCATCGGTAGAGGTCCCTCCGTGCTATAATAAGTGCATCAACGACGGAGACCTGATGCAATTGCGACCCCACCAGCAAGACGCTCTGGATGCCATGCTGGTCAATCATAAGGGTCAGATTGTTATCCCCACTGGGGGTGGCAAGACCCCTGTTATGTTTCATGACCTGATTGTCAACTGTAAGTATATCGACAACGGCATGACTGCTGTTGTTGTTGCTCCTCGTATTCTTCTTGCAGAACAACTCTGCAGTGAGTTTCTGGAGCATATCGATACCACTAATACTCATATTCTTCACGTTCATAGTGGTGAGACTCATCATTTCTCTACCACTAACCCTTCTAAAATCAACCTGTTCGTCAACACTGCACGGACTGCTGGTGAGAATGTAATCATCTTCACCACCTATCATTCTCTGCATCGTCTGCAACAGGCAGATGTTGAGGTCAATACGATTTACTTTGATGAAGCGCACAATTCTGTACAGCGTAACTTCTTCCCTGCTACGGAGCACTTCTCTGCTGTTGCTGACCGCTGCTATTTCTTCACTGCTACTCCTAAGCACTCTATTACTATTTCCAAGCCTGGGATGAACGATCCTGAGGTTTATGGTCCTGTTATCTGTAACGTTCCTGCACCCAAACTGGTAGAAGAGGGTTACATTCTTCCTCCTAAGGTTGTTGTGAAGCAACTGGACATGGTTCAGGACAAGCAGATGATTGCTGACCGTGACTCTCAGAATCTGCTGGACACTATTGATGAGAATTCCTTGGATAAGATTCTTATCTGTGCTCGTTCTACCAAGCAGATTGTTAAATTGCTGAGTGAGTCTGACTTCCGCAAAGAGTTGTCTGAGCGTGGTTATTCCTGCATGTATATTACTTCCAAGACTGGTGCTGTGATTGACGGTCAGAAGGTCAACCGTGAGGTATTCTTCGACACTCTGAATGCCTGGGGTAAGGATCCCTCTAAGAAGTTTGTGGTTCTGCACCACTCTATTCTTTCTGAGGGTATCAACGTTTCTGGTCTTGAGGCAGTCCTGTTTATGCGTAACATGGACTACATCGGGATCTCTCAGTCGATCGGTCGTGTGATCCGCCTGGGAGGCGCTCAGAAGACCTTTGGACTGGTCTGTGTGCCCGTCTATGATAAGGTGGGCATCAGCACCGCCAAGAGCGTTCAGGCGGTTGTAGACACCGTTTTCCATCAGGGTCAACCTGCAATCAGCGTTGTGCGACGCTGATTTTTCTGCTATAATACCAACACACAAGGAAACCATCATGCTCTGCGAAGTCAAACTCTACGTCGCTGGTAAAGTCTTTACCGAACAAGTCCATGCTCGTGACTATCAGGAAGCCCGTCAAGTTGCTCTTGCCCGCAATCCTAACGCTACTGTTGTGAGTGTGAATGCTAAATTCTAAATTTCAAAAACCGTTCATTGACCGTCCTGGTGCTTTAGATCCTAAAGCAGGAGATCCAGAAGGTTATGTAACAAATGATGGAATGTGGGCAGCAGTTCCCAATATTGGAAAAGGTTTCACCATTATACATAATGGTAAACAAATTCATCATTGCAACACTTACAAACAATCTGTTGATTACATCAAAAAACAGATTAAAATCAAAAAGAAATCAACCTCTTCACTTGAAGACTTTCTATGAAGTTCTTACCACTTCTTCTACTTACATTCTTAGCAACTCCAGCACAAGCGATTACTTGGAAGGAGTTTTGGGAACCATTTAGATCCGATCGTGTCTATATTCGGGAGTATCCAACATATAGACATTACGTGCCGATGTGCAGTCAACGTGTCTATCATGAAGAATATGTTCCAGGAAATCGTTGGAGGTCTGGATACATCAGAAGATGGAGTGAAGTTGAAACTTTCCCATGTGATGAATATTGAACCATACAATCAGAACAACTCATGGACAAAGAACAGAAACGCAAAGATGCTCTTGGACTCTTCATTGAAAGTGTATTGAAACCAGACCATGAGTTGAGACAGTGTGCTCACAACCAAAAGTGTTACAACGAGCTACTGGAATGGAGACAAGAGGTGTTAGAGTATCTAAACTCCCGTAGAGGCGAAGAGTTTAGTTAATGGAATCCTATTACTTCTGGTTAATCATATTTGCTGCGGCGGCATACTTCATCGTGACTGATGATAGTATTGCTGCTGCTTTTTATTATGTGTTTAGGTTAGCGAAGGCATACATTCAACGCAAGTGGTGGTGGATAACACACAATCCAGCAAATCCTGTGGTAAAATACTTTATGTGGCGTCGTTCTATGAAACTCGCTAAAGAGTTACAAAAATACTTTGACGAAAAAAATAAATAATCTCATACTCGGAGGAGTTTATGCTTTCCACGCAATATCGTCTTCGATTGGAAGCAATCTGTGAGAAGATTGTGCTTCATGAAGAAGTCAGTTTAGAAGATATGATTTGGGCAGAGAAGTTGGCCAAGTCCAATCGATCTGCTGCTACAATCCTTCGACAGGCAAGAAGGAGAGCAGAAAACCCTGATATGGATGATATGGATGACTTCATGAACCAACTTGATATTGGTGGTTTGGGACATGAAAGATTTGGTCGTCGTGGTTTTGATAGTCCTGATGATTTACATGATTGGTTTAAGCGTGATGAAGACGAAACCGATTGGCGTCAGAGAGACTGATGACTTACGAAGAGTTTATTCATAAGGGTACTCAGTTCTACATGGAAATGGTGCGTCTTGTTGATGCTAAACTCAAATATCGTATGGAATTTACTGATGAAGAGAAGGAAATAAAAGATCACATCATGGAGTTTCAGCATCAGGCGAAACTAAATGAGTTAAGAGATAAGTTTGAGAAATGTTTAGGACTTGACAATGAAGATTAGAAGACCTATAATACCAAGCATATACACTATCGTTATGGACTACAAACCCTATTCTCCAGAGTGGCATCGCAAACGCTACTTAAAGGAAGCACTGGATAAGTATTTTGATGATTATGTGGATGTTGAGACTATCCGTGCAGATATTCTTGATATTCTTTCTGAGCGTTCAGAGAAGGCATTTGCTGAGTTCTCTAAGATTAATGAGTTGGAGAAAGCACTCCAGTGAGGAATAGGATTATTCTCATACTTCCTTTTCTTCAGTTTATCATTGCCCTTGTGACACTTTATAAACTGGACCAGGGACCACCAAATCTCATCTGTGAGCCCTATAATACCTTTATGATCTGTCGTCCACAATGACCTACGAAGCAACCGTTCAGTTCAAGTTCGATGCTACCTACACTCCCACATATGGTAGTGGGTTTGGTTCTACTGTTATTGATGACTTCATTCCTGAAGAGCACTATCTGATAACTGCTCCTGCTGCTGATCTTAACGCCACTCAGTATTTCAAACTGTTTGAGAAGTTTCTGCTGTGTGTGGGTATGTGCCCCAGTTCTATTCGCTCTGGTGCTATGTCGTTGGTATTCAATGATTATGTGAATGAAGAAGAGCAGCGTAAGGTGTGCAAAGAGTATGAAATCACGATGGATGAAGACCTTGATGAGAAGTTCAAGGAGTGGAAAGTTCGTGATGAGGAGATTGCTCGTCTGATGAATAGTAAGAAAGGTCCTATGGGAACGGTTTTGGAAGATGAAGAAAATGACGCTGATTGAGACTCTTGAATACTTTATTGACGACACAAAGCAGCGTTGTGGGGACATTAAGTGGGAAATCAAAAACTGTAAAGATGAAACCTATCTTAATGA